TTAGTGTGTGAATTTGTGATACTGGGCCTGTCATAGGCTGTACACCAACAATTTCGTTTGCAATGACTGTAGGCATTACACGTCTAATTACTGGAAGAATCACTCTGTTTAATGTTGCAACATTTCCTGCGGAAGTTGCACCAGCAGTTGCCGACTCAGCGAGATAACGTCTAGTATTCTCGAGAGTGACGTCCATTACGCTTTTCTTCTGTCCGTTAAGACCTTCCAACAAAGCATCTTTGGTTGCCTGCCAGTTTTCGTTGATTATTTCTGACATTTTGTCCTTCTCCTTTTTAGTTTAATCCCGCTAATTTGCGGAGTTCAATTAAGTTTGACTTTTCTTCTACCGGTTGAGTAGTTTGTTTATTGCCTGTTACTTCTGTGCTTTCATTTAGTGCCTGTTTTTTTGCAGTTTTTGGAGTTTTATCTTCCATTACTGCGGGTAGATATTTGTCAAATGCTGTGTGCAATTTTTCAGTTTGCACTGACTCTAATAGTTCTGACATAATATTCTTTTTGTCAGTACCTAATGGAGCCAATAACTCATTCATCACTGCAACACGTTTCGCAGAATCTTTAGCAACAGCAATTTCTGCTTCCTTAGATTCAACTAGAGTATCCTTCTCTGTGATGGTTTTCTTAGCCTCGGCTAATTGTTCTTCCTTCTCAGCAACAAGTTTCATTAACTTTGCAGTTTCTGATTTCTCGTTTAAGTATGAGTTAGAATATTCATTAGCAAACGCTTCGAATACTTTTCTACCAAAATTGTTTTCACGTGCTGAATGAATATCTTCTTTCAACTGTGAAATCTCTTCGGATAGTTTTTTACTTACAGTTTCCTTCACAATTTCTGCTGACTTAGCAACAAATTTTGCTTTGACCTCTGCAAATTTTTCTTTGGCTTCTTTTACAAGGCGAACCTTGGTTTCTGCCAAATCTTTCTTGTCTTCTGCGAACTCATTGATTTCGTTTGCAAGTTGTTTAACAACAAAGTCTTCCAATTTTGAAAAGTTTTCGCTGACCTTGTTACGGTCTTCGTGTAACTCTCCAATTTCTTTAGTCAACTGCTTGAGCATAAACTCTTGCAGTTTTTCAGAATGTTCACCGATCTTCTTCTTATATTCAACCCTTGCTTCTGCAAGTGATTTCTTATCTTCAGCAATTTCAGCAATTTCTGATTCTAAACGCTCGGAAACCATTTTGTCAATCGCTTCGACCATGTTTTGCTTATCATGTTCGTAACGTTTTGCAAATTCCTCACGGAGTTCAGCAGTAACAGTGTCTTTGTTTTCCTTCACTTTTTGATTCCATGCTTCTTGTAAGTCAGTGCGAACTTCCTCACCTAGTAAGCCTGTTTCAAAAAGTTTATTAAACATATCACTCATTGGCTTCTCCTTTTTGTTACTGCAAGCCTTTTATGACTCGTAGCATCTGTTCTTTGAGATACTTTTGTGCTTTAGCATCTTGCGATACTTCGTGCGCCGCCCTAATCGCACTATAACCACCTCTTGTATTCATAAAGTGTTCATAGATTGGTGTTGGATAAGCACCTGGTGCACTTGGTTGGGCTACCACATCGACTGTGATAATTTCAAAACCGTTAACTTCTCCAGTGGATTCATTAACTTCACCTGCTCCTCGTGAACTGACTCCCAGTTTCACTCCTGATTCTAACATGGTTTTAACAAGATTACCCATCGGGGTAGGTAAAATTTTCATCTTACCAAACCCGTTTGGGCCATCCATCCACATATCAGTAATCATATGTGATACACGATCTAAATTGACCTTTAAATCATCTGGGTGATCAACTTCACCTAGAACTGAATAACCGCCGTCGATCTGATCCTTGAGTGTTTTAACAGCGTTGCCTATCTCGGAGACAGGGTAGATTCGCTGGTTAGCGTTTTTAACACCACCCTGAATACAGATGCCTTTTAAGTAAAGGTCTTTTGAATCCCCTTCACCTTTAGACTCAAGGGTAACTTGCGCCTGATCGAACGTAAGATGTTCTCTTAAGTATGCCATATTGGCTAACTCCTAATTATTCAGCACTCTTTGGTGCAGATGCCTTCTTAAAAGTGTCTCCGGCTTTTGAACCTGGCTCATTCTCGAAAGATTGACCCATGTCTTTTGGCTTTTGAGCACTACCGCCCTTTTCTTCACCACCGCCAATTGCATGTGCTTTAGCATCGTTAGGTGCTTTAGCATTACTTGCTACTGGACTAGCAGTGTTATCAGAACCTTCGGAATTCGATGGAGCAGAAACTTTTTCTACGTATTCACGCATAGTTTCGCCAGCGGATTTTGCTTGTTTTGCTTCATCTACAACTTCTGCTTCTTCGTCTGTTGACTCAATAGCAGGTTCAATTGCTTCCTCTTCGGCTTCTTCTGATTCTTCGTCACCTTCTTCGCCTTTGTCCTCATCGCCTTCTTCTTTGTCACCCATCATGGCTTCAAATTCTGCTTTAAGGTCGTCTAGTGCGTCTTCAAGGTCTACAACACGGTCTTCAATATCTTCATGATCTTCTTCATGATCGTCCATTTTACCGTCGTCGTTATAATCCATGTCCATGTCGCCGTCTTCGTCGTCGCTTACATCTTTCATCATCATATCTGTAGCATCGCCGCCGACTTCTTCGACTGATTCTTCTTCAAAGTTTTCTTCAACTTTTTCTTCTGAATCTTCATCAGTTGCTTCTTCAACTTCGTCTTCGTTAGACTCTTCAGTTGCTTCTTCAACTTCTTCGTCGGTTTTTTCTTCCGACTCAATTAATCCTGTATAGATTTCTTTTGATTTCTCAACCACGATATCGTGGAAAAGTTCTTCTGCTTTTTCTTTGTCTTCGTTTACTAGAAGATCAAGCAGTTGTTCAAATTTGCTTGTATCTGACATTGTATTGTTCTCCTTTAATTTAATTTGTTAGGCAAGGCTGTCCATTGTATTTACGAAAAAACCACTTTTACCAGGTAAAATAGGTGTATTTTCAGCATTCTTGTCAAAACGCTGATTAAAATAGGTCATTTTCAAACTCTGAATATGTAATATTCTTATAATTGACATAGTTATTTAACTGCGTAGGACTAAAATCACCACTATTAATTACCCTTTTAAACTGAATTTCAGGATGTGATGTGATAGTCGTTTCTGTTTGCCTAAGCCAGTTACCGTAATAAGTGGCTGGTTCTGCTGATTTTTTGTAATTTTGGGTGTCTGCATATATGTTATTAAACTTTTTACCGTCATTTAATCCCATATAATCGAACCCTAATATATAGATTGTTTTGTGATTGTCTTTGCTAGCCTTATATAATGCTGTAGGGCCTGAACTCCAGCCTTTGCTAGGCTGAAAATAATTTAAGTTTGTGTAATTTTTATATCCGTTGTTAAAATTAGTCCAAACAACGTGATTGTGGTGGTATCCATCTGAAACAATTTCATGTACCATTTTAGGATCAACGGCAATTAATACGTCGGGTTCAAAATGTCTGTACACTGCATTGCAAGCATAGATAGTTCCTATACCACGCAATCTTTCTAAATCAAAATGTTTTCGGGAGGTACCGTTACCTAATACAAATGCTATGTCCATAGCACTATTTAAACGGTTTTATTAAAGGGCTTGTTCTTCTTGAGCAGGTTGGCCGTACATCAATTGGATAAAGTCAAGTTCTTTTGCTTGTTCGACTTCTCTTGCTTCAGATGTGCGTCTAATATCATTAATTTGTTTAAGTGTTAATCTAGTTTTTCTAGTGTCACTAGGTTTAATTACAGAAATATCTCTCTGAGCATCATATCGCATATCATCCTCAAAGTTTTTTCCGTTTTTATCAAAATAAAAGAATTCATTTAACAACATAATCTTATTTACCTTAAGTTTGGTCTCCACCACCGCCTAAGGGTGGTAATCCTTCTCCGCCTGTATCACCTGTATCTTCTGCTGGTGGTTCAGGTGCGTCTGCTCCCGGCTCTGTTGAGCCTAGATCATTTAGATCTGATTGAATTCCTCCAGGAGTTACTCCTGCACTACGCATTTCTGATGCTGATCCAATGTTATTAATTGACTCAGCACTGTTTTCTTCACGCCATAGCGTTTCGTTTTCTGCCATTTCCTCTTGACTTAGTCCTAAGAAACGTTTTAGTGCAAAACGCTTACTCATGTAAGGAACTTCTTGTAGTGAAGCAAATGTATTAACACGAGCATTATCCATTTCACTTTGTCTATAACTTGCAAAGTTTTGCGGTGGATTCATGTTAAGATCGAAAAGATTCATATCGATGTTAACACCTTTAGCATTTAGATACATTTTGAATTCTCTATCAAAAAGATATCCAACTAAATTTTGTAGTCTTTCACAGTATTTGTTAAATCTTAATTCTTGAATATAAGCAGTGCCTACCCTACCGTCATTATACTGTGCGGCAGAATCATCTGCGCCGGTAGGTAAGTAAGAACTCGGAATACGTAAACCACGGAATAACTTATTAGTGAAATATTTCAAGTCGTCAATTTCGCCTAAGTTAGTACCGCCTGGCAGTGTATCAACTTTAGAACCACGTCCTTCTGCTGTTTGCGGGAAGAAGTAATCTTCATTAATTGATAGTGGATTAAAACTAGCGTCAATTACGTTAGTACCACCGCCTGTTGCACTTGGAATTCTACGTTGATGAATTTCATTTTTAACCCTTTCAACAAATCCCATAGCAAGGTGAGTAGGCATGTTACCTACATCGATGTAAAATACACGTCTTTCCGGTGCTCTTTGCACACGGTAGATGATAATAGCATCTTCAAGTAACTCTTTCTGCTTATAAACTTTAAAAACACTTTCTAATAGTGAATTACCAAATGGAAAGTTTCTATCTAAACCTTCACTTAAACTTAGGTGCACAACAT